GATCGATCCGTTGAAGTGACCGAAGCGCTGCAGCGAAAGGGAGGTTGGCGTGCCCGCGGCCGTGGCGGCTGCAACGGTTTCGCCTTGGGCCACCAGGCGGGCGGTTGCCGTCAGCAGCCCCGAGCGCGCCATCTGCCAACTGAGCTGATCGCAAACGCAGCCCGTGTACATCGCATAGCGCGGCACCTCCGGCATCGCCGTCTCGATCGCCATGCTTGGCAGCGCCCAGCCTCCTGACTGGAACGTATGGGTCTTCGGCGTGGTGCCGGTGGTTGTGGGGGCCCCAAAGGCGGCCTTCAGCCAAAGGCCGAAGTTCTCAACATCAAGTGGAACCACGACATCGCCATCTGCTGTCACCGCGTCTTTGATCGGGGCCAGCGGGTCACGCCCTTGGCCCAAAAGCTCCGAGGCAATCAGCGGTTGCTCGGAGCCGAGCGTCGTGCTGGCGAAAGGCACCACCCGGAATCCCGCTGTGGGGGCGGTGCCATAGGTGGTCTCAAACGCAAGCGCCATCTGCGCCCGCGCCCCATGGGCTCGTGCCATCCTCTTCCTCCCTCTTAAGATAGATTGTGTTCACAGCGCAGCCTGCCAGCTTCCTGGGCCGGGGGTGCAGAATGAACAGATTGTCCAGATATATGGCTGACTTGGCCGACACGGGTGTCTCGCGGGGCGTAACTTTCGCGGCAGTATGGACGATGTGCCTTGCCGCAGCCTTCGCACCGACCTCGGCAACCGCCGAAGAGTTTTCCGGAACCGTGACCCGCGTTACCGATGGAGACACGTTTCATCTGAGTGGCGTGGTCCCTGCCATCCGCGTCTGGGGCCTTGATGCGCCAGAACGTGATGAGCGCGGCGGTTCTGCTGCCACCAAGGCGATGCGCGGCTTGATCGACGGCCAACCTCTGACCTGCGTCCTCATCGACATCGATCGTTACCAGCGCCTCGTCGGCCAGTGTTTCTTGCCAAATGGCCAAGATATCGCCGAAGCCATGATCTCCATGGGCGTTGCCACAGAATATTGCCGCTACTCTGGCGGCTTTTACGGCACCTGCTGACGCGGAGAGGTACCCACTTTCATCACGTCGCCCTGCGTGCATTTCCGGCGCGGGTATCGTTTTTGGTATCTAATGCCCAAATCTCGATATGTTGCGCCGAGGGCGAAGGCTCTTCATGCTCAGGGCAATAGATTTTTTTAGCGCCAGCAGTAGCGGCAGATGACACAGCAGGACATCAATGGACAGCGCAGCAAGGCATTCGGCAAAACCTTCGTTTCTGGCGGCCGATCTCGAAGTGACCGGAGATATCCGCCATGCCGGGACCTTGGTGGTTCAGGCCAAAGTCACAGGCAATATCAGAGCCGCTACTCTAACCTTGCAGCAAGGCGCTGAGGTGATGGGGGACGTTGAAGCCCTTGAGGCCAAGATCTATGGGTCTGTTCAAGGCTCTGCCTTTATCGAGGATGTGACGGTCGGAACGACAGGTCAGATGACCGGATCGCTGCAGTATAAGACGCTCGCAGTTGAAGCCGGGGCGATCCTTGAAGCGGAGATCCGCAAGATGGCGCCGGTTGAGGTGGCTTCTGCCGAGCCGGGCCCTGCTGAATTGGCCGCTCAGCCCAGCGGATCAGCCAGCGCATAATGGAGCACGATGGCGAGGACCGCCGCCTTCGCCTGCGCTGCCCCCTCCATCGGCAGATCGACGGGTTGCGGCGCTTCCGCTTCAACCCAGTCGCAGAGACCGCCCAACGTGCGGTCGGCCGCGAGCGCTGCGCCGATGCTGGCGCAAAGGGTGTCAAAAGCCCTGTCGCGGTCACTTCCCTGAACTACAGCCTCGATTTCTACCCGATGTCGGTAATGATAGCGCAGGGGCGACAGCGTGACCTCCGGCTCGCCGGGGTTGCCGTCGCGCAGGATTAAGAGGCCCGCAGGCGGAATACGCTCAGGCAGCACCTCCCCGCGCAAGGTTGTGGCGGGCAGCGCTGACAGACGCGCCAGGAGCGCGGCGAGGATGGTTTCGCGAGGGGTTGGCATTACGGTACCAAATTTGAGTAAAGCTTGGGGCACATCAGGCCTGTTGCGGCAGCGTTCTTGAATAGGTAATGCATTTGCCTTACCTTGGACTGGTGCCGTGCGGGAGAATCACATGTTTGCTGAACTCAAGGTCGAATCCACGCTGACCGACAAATATCAGACGACAATGCCAGGGGTCGTTCGCAAGGCGCTCGGCCTCAAAAAGCGAGATCGCATCTCCTATACCATCCTGCCAGAAGGTGATGTGCTGCTCAGCCGTGCCTCGGACGCCGTTGAGGATCCGGCTATTGGTGCCTTCCTTAACTTTCTTGCACAGGACATTGCCCAAAACCCCGGGCATATTCAGGCCCTCGGCGCTCCGCTCCGCGCCAGACTCTCTGAGTTGGTCGAGGGTGTAGACCTCGATCTGGATGCGGCCTTGTCGCCTGACGATGAATGACGGACGGTTCCTCTATGCAACTGGCCGTGAACGGTTGGACTTTGTTTGCGCACCCTTTGTTTCTTGCCCAGGTGGAGGAGCTTGCCGTTAAGGTTGCGGCTCTCAAAGCTGCCAATCCGACCGGCTATCGCAGCAAGAACGCAACGAAGCGGCTTGCCGCGATCAGCAAGCTGATCTTTGAAGAAATCCCCTCAGACCCTACCGACCCGAAGTTCCGGCAGGGCAACACCTTGGGTGAAGATCACAGGCACTGGTTCCGCGCAAAGTTTTTTCAGCAATACCGGCTGTTCTTCCGGTTCCATGCCGAAAGCCGCGTCATCATTCTTGCATGGGTGAATGACGATACAACGTTACGCGCCTATGACAGCCGCACGGATGCATATCGGGTCTTCAAAGGGATGCTCGACGAAGGAAATCCACCTGGCAACTGGGCCACGCTGCTTGCAAGCGTACAAGAGTCTGGCGGCCAACTTGCCGATTTGATGAGCTCAAAGTGACGTGGAAGCCCGCATCATAGCTTTCCCCCGACCCAACCCGCGACGATCTGGCCAGGGATTGACGCCATCGCCCGCTCGGCATCGCGCGCCAGATCCAGCCGTTTCGCCAGCTTCACCTGCCGCACCAGCAGAAAGATCGGCACTGTTGTCCGCCCCCTGCCAGATTTCGCGCGAGAGGCCACCCCAAGCCCGCGACTGTTGAGCCGCCCCTCTGCCACGAGAAGGCTCGGCCCCCGGGCCCGGTAGATGAACCGCAGCGATAATCCGCGCCGCCGCTCCCATTCACCCGGCGTTATCCGTCCGCCCCGCGCGGATTTGCCCGCGGCCGCCGTCGGGATCGCCAGCCACAGGCCGCTCTTCGACCGGATCAGCGGCCCACTGTCATGCGCCCCGACAATCACCGGCGCGTTGGACCAGACCAGCGCCGCCGCATTCAAGCTGGGTTGCCCTTTGGGATAGGCCTCGGATCGAATGGTGCGGGCAAGCCGTTGCCCAAGACCGACTTGCGCGATCTGACCCCGCCAATCGGCCTTGAGACGGAGCGCCGCGCCACGAACGGCGTCCGAGACCGCCTTTTCGCCGGCGAGGAGTTCGGCTTGCATCATCGCAACAATGTCGTGATCGATGTTGAGCTTCAGTTTCACCCTGGGTCACGCAGGGCAGAGATCAAGAGTCCAGATCAGCCGCTCGCGGTCTCGCCGCGGCTCCCCCTGGATCAAGAACGTCTCTTCCCCGATCAGGATCTGCTCCTGCGGGCGGGGATCAGGAATATCCGCCACCCGAACATCAATCCGGGTGGTCTGAGACAAGAGCCGCGCCGCGCCGAACTCGGTGATTTCATCCGGACGGCGCAGGACACCCCTTCCCCTCGTGAAACGCCCCTCGCCATCGCGATGCCAAATCTCAACCGCAAGGTTGAGGTCCCCGAAGAGGACCCCAACCGCCTCAGCAAAGGCCGTCATCACGTCCGCCTCGCACTGCGCAGCACCTGTGGCCGGGTGCAAATCGGCAGCGGGTTCGACTCGATTTCCAGCCGCACCCATTCATCCCGCTCACGGTCTGGGATCATCCGCGCATAAAGCGGCAGACCCAGCGTGTTCACCGTCTCAAACGTGTCAGCCGGCGCAAAGTAGATTTCAAAAAGGCCCTCGATGCCTTGCGGATAGAAAAAGGCCTTATCCGTCGGCACGCCGATCGTCGCACTGCCGCCATAACGGCGGAAGGTGATGCCACCGAAGGTGAACTCATCAACCACCCTGCCCCGCAACTCATTCGCGGCCGCCGTATTGAGATAGGTCTCGCGGATTTCCTTATGGGCCACGAGATCGGCAAAGAAGGCCGAGCCACATTCCGCGCGCAGTTGCACGGGACCAACGGCCAGCCCACCCAGGCTTTCTTCCACGCTTTCGATCAAGGCCTGACACCGCTTGCGCAGTGCCCCCGATGCCGGTGCCGTATTGTCGAGATCAAAGTCGACCTCTGCCGCTGGCGTGATGCCAAACTCCGTGGCAAAATTGACGACCACCGCTCCATCGCGCGGATCTTTCACCAAACCCTGAATGCCGTTCAGCAAATGGTATTCAAAAGTGGCCTCAGCGTCCGAGCGTAGACGGCGCATCCGGCGCGCAACCTCGGCCTGAGCCTGCTGGGTCACGCTTTCCATGCCAAACTCGCGGATGCCTTGGATCTCGGACGCCCAAAGCACATCCTGCTTCTTGAACTGACGGCAGACAAAGGCCCGCACCTGCCGGCTTTCCGGCGACTGCTGGTCATAAGACGCACCACGCTCCGAGAACGGGATCAGAGCAAGCGTGCCATCACGGCTTTCAATGACGACCGTGCGTGTGCGCACGCCCCGCTCGCCGAAGAGCCCCGAGCCCGACAAGGTCGCGGGCTTGAAGGGAATGTTTTCCAACGCGCGCGTCAGTTCGATGACAGAGAAGGCATCGCCTTCAAAAATATCCATGCTGGCCATATGCCAAACTCCTTGATGTGATGTTCGAGAGGCGAAGGCCCCGCCTCAGCGCAGCACGATCCCAAGCGCACCAAGCGCCGTCGTAGCCGCAGCGATCTGGGCCTCCGTCGCACCAGCGGGCCAAACGAGGTCGTGGCGGTTGACGATCACAGGGCCGCGCAGGATCACGACGCCCGGCACATCGGCCGCACTGGCATCCACGCCGACCCAGAGAATGCCGGCCGCCGTCTGGCTGCCGTTCGTCGCGGCCGGTGCGAGGCAAGTGTATTTGCCACCCGTGGTGATCTTGCCCAGCACCGTACCCGGCTCAATCTTGCCTGCACCTGAGGCAAGGGTGACGGTTTCTCGGGTGTAATCGCGCAAGACTTCCCAAACGAGGAAGCCACCGGCGTGTTTGCCTTCCGTGAGTGTGGTCATGAGACATTAGCCTTTCGTCTTGAACGTGCGGGCGATCACATCGCCCCAAGTGTTGGTGGTTGCCGCACGCCCAGGCTGAGCATGGGCGGCGGTGATGACGGGGGTTGCAGCGGCCTTCACGGCCAATAGGCGGGCCCTGACGTCCTCAAGGACGATATCTTCCTCAAGGTACCGGCCTGCCATTTGCGGCTGGCCCGCAAGCCGGCAAAGGTCGATCACGGCGCGGGCATGGGCGATGGCCTCGGCGCGGACGCTTGCGGCGTCGGCGATTGTGGCGTCGCCTGCGGCCTGGTTTGACGCTTCCGCAGCCGGGCGTTCAGGGTCAGCTTGGGTGTTGGCCTCTGCGACACCCTCAGTCTGGGGCTCAGGGACGGCAGGCACTTCTGGTTCACTTGCCGCATCGATCACTGCCGGCGGCGCGTTGCGGAACCGCGCCACATCAAAGGTGGCGGCGAGCCTCACAGGCTCGGCGATGCGGTCGATGAACCCGAAGTCCAGCGCGTCTTTGGCATCAAGCCAGGTTTCGGCTGCCATCAGGGCGGCAATCTCTTCATCAGCTTTGCCAGATTTCGCGGCATAGCCCTGAATGAGGCTGCCCTTCACCTTGTCTAGCGCCTCGGCCGTCGCTCGCATGTCCTCAGCCGTCCCCATCACCAGCCCCGAAGGGTCGTGGATCATCAGGAAGGCGTTTTCCGGCATGACGACGGTGTCGCCGGCCATGGCGATGTAGCTCGCGGCCGAGGCTGCGATGCCATCGACCCAGACCGTGATCTCGCCCGCGTGACGCTTCAACGCGTTGTAAATGGCGACTGCGTCAAAGACCGAGCCGCCGGGGCTGTTGAGGCGCAGATCAATGGACGCATCATCGGGCAGTGCACCCAACTCCGCCAGAAAGCCCTTCGCTGTGACGCCGTAAGCGCCGATTTCGTCATAGATCAGCACTTCCGTGCCCGAGGTACGAGCACGGATCGTGTACCAGGATTTCATGGGGTTACTCCTCTGCGGGGTTGTTTTCCCGGCTAAAGTCGGACGGTCCGTCATTAGAATTGGGGCTTTTCTCTTGGATTGGCGTGGCCCGTGCACCCTGCGTCTCGCCCGGGCTGGCGCGGTAGGTCAGCCCCAGATCCGATGCGCGCTTGGCATCCGCGGCGTTCTCACGATCGACCTCTTCGATATCGTAGCCGGTACCCTCGACAACCTTGCGTCGCGAGGTGATCCCAGCCTCCATCGCCAGCACCTGCGCTTGGATATCCTTCAACGGGTCGACCCAATCCCACCGGGGCGGGATCCATTGCACCGCGCGCGCGTCAGCGGGGTCTGCGTCCAGCGCACCCGAGAGCACAGCCGTTTCCAACCAACGCCGCCAGATTGGGCGGCACAACTGATGGGCCATGACCCCGTGCTGCAACTGGCCGATGCGGCGGCGGAACTCGACGAGTTCTGCCCGCAAGCTCGAATAATTCGCCTGCCGGACATCGCCGGTGACGAGGTGATAGGGCAGACCCAGCGAGGCTGAGACCGCCAGCAGCGTGCGGTATTGGAACGCCTCATAGCCACCACCAACATCAGCGGGGCTTGAGAACTTCACATCCTCTCCGGGCAGCAGCACCTGCATGGTTCCGGGCTCGAGGCTCGCAATGGCTGCCCCATCAAGATCAGCTGCCCCCTCCCCCATCATCGGGTCCTCGGGTGCGGTCTTCGTTATAAAGCCCGCGAACATCGCCGCGGTCTTTTTCCGGTCAAGCTCTGCATCATCGTACTGGTCTAGGAGGAAGAGCCGTACCATGGCCGGTGCCACATGCGGCAACCCTCGGATCTGGCCCGCATCGATGGGGCGGTAGATGTGCAGCACCTCCTCAGCCGGCACGCGCACCGTCTCGGGCACCGCCATCCGCTGGTCTGTGCTGTCGCCCGGGTGACGGCGGCGGAAGTGATAAGCCACCCGCCGTCCGATCAGATCGAACTCAACCCCACAGCGGATGGGGTTGCCGTTCGGGTCCGTCTCCGTTTTCTCAAAGGGCAGCATCTCGGATTGGAGAAGCTGCAACTGCAGAGGCACAAGGAGCTCATCCTCCGCCCGACGGGGCCGCAAGCGCACGAAGCACTCGCCCGCCACAAACATCTCGCGTGCGACCATGGCTTGCAGGCCGTAGAAATCGGTCAGCCCATCTGCGTCCGCCTCGTCTGTCCATGCCAGCCAGAGTTTTTGCACCTGATCGCGCAGCGCCGCATCCGTGATGAGCGATGACGGCTTGATACCGTCCCCAACAAGGTTGGCCGCAAAGGCCTCGCAGGCGTTCGCCGCATAACCGTTGGTCACCACCAGTTCGCGCGATCGCGCCAGCAGTTTGGGTCCACCAGAAGCGACCAGGGCGTTGATGTTCTCGAGCGGTGGGTTCCAGCCGCGCAAGCGGCGCTTGGCCATCGCGCCTTCAAGCCGCGCGCGCATGGCTTCTGTGCCGCCCGGCTTGGGGCGGCGAAAGAGGTCAAACATCCCCATTTGTGTCAGAGCCCCTTGGCAGTCGTCACGCGGACCTGCCTCACGATCCGACGCCCTTCGGCCATCGCGATCTCACGGTCCAAAGCCTCAATGGCCCGGTCGATCTCTGCCAAAGACCGGTAGTCCACCGTCTTGCCGTCATAGCTGACGCGGGCCACGCCCGAGGCGCGTTGTGCCGCCAGCGTTTCTCGGCGGGTGCGAAGGTCTGTGATTGTGGCCATCGCCATCACCTTCTAGGTTTCATACCAAAGCCACAGCCAGGTCGCATCATGCCCCTAAAGATCGCCCGCATCAGGATTGAACTCGAGCACATTGCGCCACGCATCTGGCGGCGGGTTGACGTCAGTCTGACAACAAACCTCCGTGCGCTGCACGAGATCATTCAGGCAGTCATGCCTTGGGAGAACTGCCACCTCTACCAGTTCAAAGTGGGCGAAGCTGTTTATGGAGAAACCGATCCCACCGGCGCAGCCTGGGGCCGCAAGATTTTCCAAGCAAAGAGCATGCGCCTCGGCACTCTTATGGATCGTGGCATTACAGAACTGCGCTATACCTACGATTTTGGAGATGACTGGCAGCATCGCATCATCGTGGAAGAGGTCATCGATGGGACACCCGGCACCGACTATCCTCTCTTTGTCGACGGTGAGCGCACTGCCCCACCAGAAGATGTGGGCGGCCCGCCCGGCTTCATGGACTTCATCGAGGCCATGGCAAAACCTCACCATCCTCAGAGGAAGGACCTCGTCCGCTGGTATGGCGGCCCCTTCAATTCGGTCGATTTCGGCGCAGAGCGCATAATCGAAAATGTCCGCACCATCGCCCAGAAGCGCAAAGCTGCTCTCGAGGCCTTTGAGCGCAGCCGCACAAAACGGCTACACTGAACTCGTGGGCTTATCCCATATAAGTTGACCGTGCGATGCGGCGAACCTGTGCCATGCGGGTCTGCGACGGCTGAGCCGATTTGGCATTCAGCCCGGCGCTAGTGACCTCGAACTGCGCCGCCAATTCCTCCCACCGCGCGTCCGACCAGCGGTCGGCCCCGAGGATCCAGGCAGCCGCGCGGGCATAGACCCGACAGTCCAGCGCCTCGTTGCGTTCCCGCAGCTTTTGCCACTCAAGCTTGGCAAAGCCGCGCTTGTTCTTGACCGTGACCAGCTGCTCGGCCGTCAGCTGCTTCAACCATTCGGCATCGACCCAGCCCGGCAGATGGAGAAAGCCGGGAGGAAACGTCTCTCCACCAACCGGGCTGGGTTCCGGCGGATCAAGCCGCAGGAAGCGATAAGTCTCGGCCTTGAACGTCGAGGTGGCGATGGTCCAAAGCCGTGCACCTCGGCGAAGACGTTTGCCCGCGATCGTCGCATCCACAAACGTCGGCCCTGTCACAGGGCTTGCCCGATTGAACCCTTCCACGCCCTTCACCGGCGCGACCTGTCCAAAGCCCACCTGCCGCGCCCAGGCGTAGACTGCGGCCGTTTCATAACCGGTGTCGATCGCGAGCCGCGCAATCGTCATCGTCGTGCCGCTCGCGTGAGCCCAAGTTCGGCCAAGAAGGTCAGAAAGCTTCTGCCAACAGGCTTGCTCGCCCGGGCCGCCGTCGATGACGATGTGATCAATGAGCCAGCTTTGCAGACCCCTGCCCCAGGCCCAGACATCGACCTCGATCCGGTCCCTCTGGACGTCGGCCCCGGCCGTCAGAAACAGCCCGCCCGCCGGCACCGTGCCTGCACGCCAATCTTCCTTCAGACCCTGCAGGCGCTGCCAATCCGGGGCCTCCCCACTTTCCATCCAGGTCTCGCCGAGGGAGGTGTTGATGAAGGTCTTCATCGTTTCGTCGCCACCGGCGCGCGCCGACAGAAACGCCTTGGTCATGGCCTCAAGCCGCACCCAAGGCGAATAGATCTCGTTCAGATGGAAGCCCGCGGTCCCGTTGAACGGCGCATCCGCGATCCAGCGTCCCTTGGAGATCGCGGCCCAGCGGGTTTCATCCTTCCAGGCGGCGTCGCAGTCTGCGCAGTGGTAGCGCGCGGTTTCAGGGCGATGGCCGCCGCTCTCATCCTTGTCCCATTTGACCTGCCCCCAGGTCAGAATTTGTTCATGCCTACATTCGGAGCACGGCACCCAATACCGGCGCTGGTCACTTTCCTCGAATGCCGCCTCGATCCGGCTCGCGCCCTTGTTCGTCGGCGTCGACACGAGCACGATCTTGCGGTTCCAGAATGTCACCGTCCGCTTCTTCGCGAGGTTGACCGGGTCGCCCTCAGCCCCTGCGCTGAACGGATAGCGATCGACCTCATCGCACAAGAGCAGCCGGATCGGGCG